GATTTCAATGATGACCCGACTCCACACGAAGTCAATATATTAAAACAGCAGTTACAGCAATGGTGCAAACTTAATCAGTTTGATCAAAGATTGTTTAAAATTTTCCGTAACGTTGTGAAATACGGAGATCAAGTATTCGTGCGTGATCCAGAAAACTTTAAGTTATATTGGGTCGATATGGTTAAAGTTATTAAGGTTATCGTTAATGAGAGCGAAGGTAAAAAACCAGAACAATATGTATTAAAAGATATTAATATCAACTTACAAAATCTAAGCGTAGCACAAAAAACAAACACTGATTTTGCTGCTAATCCTGCAACTGGTCTCGGTGGTACTGGGGGTGGTGGTGCTAGTGGTGGATATACTGTCCCTGCAATGCCATATAATACGACAGGCAGTAGATTTACATTAGGTCAAAGCGAAAGTGCCATTGATGGGAAACATGTTGTGCATTTAAGTTTAACTGAAGGTCTAGACAGATTCTGGCCTTTTGGTCAGTCAATTCTAGAAAACATATTTAAGGTATATAAACAAAAAGAATTACTTGAAGATGCAGTACTGATTTATCGCGTTCAAAGAGCACCGGAACGTAGAATGTTTAAGATTGACGTTGGTAATATGCCAAGTCATATGGCTATGGCATTCGTAGAAAGAATTAAAAACGAAATACATCAACGTAGAATTCCAAGTTTATATGGGGGTTCATCAATTGTAGATGCGACATACAATCCATTATCAATGAACGAAGATTACTTCTTTCCTGTTACAGCAGATGGCAGAGGAAGTTCAGTAGAAGTTTTACCCGGCGGACAAAATTTGGGCGAAATTGATGACCTAAGATATTTTAATAATAGATTAGCACGTGGACTTCGTGTCCCTAGTTCATACTTACCTACTGGTCCCGATGATAATACAACACCGTTAAGTGATGGTCGTGTTGGTACAGCAATGATACAAGAATTTAGATTCAATCAATACTGTGAAAGATTGCAGAACTACATTGCAATGAAATTGGATGAAGAATTTAAGTTATTCTTGCGCTGGCGCGGATTCAACATAGACAGTGGATTGTTCAGTTTGAAGTTTAATCCACCTCAAAACTTTGCTGCATATCGTCAAAGTGAATTAGATACTGCTAGAGTAAGTACATTTACTTCTATGGAGCAACTACCATATATTAGTAAAAGATTTGCTCTTGAAAGATTTTTAGGATTAACCGAAGAAGAAATATCCAAGAACGAACAACAATGGCGTGAAGAACACAATAAGACAGAAGACCAATCTCCGCAAGGAAATGACCTTAGGAACATTGGAGTGAGTGTAGGTGATATAGAATCCGATGAACAAACCGGTGAAGAAATGGAACAACCTGAGGGCGAAGAAGGTATGGATCAAATGGCTCCTGAAGTTGCCGGTCCAGTTACCAGTGCCCCTGGTGCCCCTGCAGGCGGGGCAGCACCTGGTGGTGGTTTAACCGCATAAGATCCATAAGACTATGAATCTCTTCGAAATATTTGATCCTCCGGTTAATGGCTATCAGGATGTCAATTCTGATAACAGCAAACCTAAGTGGAAGCAAAGTAGAAAAACAAAACTCACATTGAAGCAAATTAGAAAACTAAGAAAAATGTTGGATGTGAGGTCGTATGAAAAACGGCAGCACATAAAAAGAGTTCACGAACAATACGGTAAATCGGCTGAAGAAGCACAGCAGCCTACGGTATAATACCTTTTCTCCTATTTTGGCTATATCTCTGCCAAAAGTGCAAAAAATACAGTGTTATTGACTACTTTTTTTTATTACTGCATAAGTAATATTAACAAAGCCATTTAACTCAGGAGAACCAACAATGGACAACAAAAAATTTGAAAAACTTATTGATCTTATTATCAATGAGAACGAAGAAAAAGCACGCGAACTATTTCACGAAATAGTAGTTGAGAAATCACGCGAAATCTATGAGTCTATTATGGACGAAGAGATGATGGGCCAAGGTATGGGCGGCCAAGTAGGTGACCTAATGGACGAAATCAGTGCTGAAGAGGCCGGCGGCATGGTCGAAGCAGATGACGAGGGCATGGATGATTTCGGTGATGAAGATTTGATGGGCGACGAAGAAGTCGTTGATATTGAAGCCGGCGACATGGACGACATGGGCGGAAGTGGCGAAGAAGTTGAAGACGCAGTAGTTCGTATTGAAGACAAACTAGACCAACTAATGGCCGAGTTTGAAGAACTAATGGGCGGCGAAGAAGGTGAAGAAGACTTCGGTGGCGAAGAAGAAGCCGGCGAAGAAGACTTCGGTGGTGAAGAAGAAGCCGGCGAAGAAGACTTCGGTGGTGAAGAAGGTGAAGAAGACTTCGGTGGCGAAGAAGAAGCCGAAGAAGTTATGGAAGCAATCCAATTAAAACAAATTGGTGGAAAAACATATAACACTTATGGACAAATGGGCGACAACGGTGCTAATACTAAATCTATAGCACTTAAAGATCCAAAAGTAAAAGTTCCTGGTGTTAACCCAGTAAACTTCACTGGAACTGAATCTGTTCCAACAGGACCTAAGGCACCTAGTAACGCATACACTAAGGGCGAAACTCAAGTAAAGGGCGCTGGCTCTTTTAAGAATTCTCCTGCTAAAGACAACTTTAGCGAAAAGGGTGAGGCAGCACCAAAGCCAAAGCACGGTGACAATGGGGTTAATACAAAGAGTCCATTGGGTGAAGGCAAGAAGACTGTAAAAAGAATCGTTAGATAAGGAAAACTGAGATAATGGCTTCGTATCTCAAAGAGCATCTTACTTTTGACCGTGCCAACATGGTTGTTGAATCGGTTAAAGAAGGTGACGGCAGTTTGAAGACGCTATATATGAAAGGCATCTTCATTCAGGGTGGGGTAAAAAACGCAAATGAGCGTGTTTACCCCGTTTCTGAAATAGAAACCGCGGTAGAAACTCTTAACAAACAAATAAGCGAAGGTTATTCTGTACTAGGGGAAGTAGATCACCCGGATGACTTAAAGATTAACTTAGACCGTGTAAGTCACATGATAACAGGCATGTGGATGGACGGAGCCAATGGTTTCGGAAAACTAAAAATATTACCTACTCCAATGGGTCAGTTAGTAACTACCATGTTGGAAAGTGGTGTAAAACTAGGCGTGTCTAGTCGTGGAAGTGGAAACGTAAACGATTTAGATGGCCGCGTCAGTGATTTTGAAATAGTCACTGTAGATGTTGTCGCACAACCTAGCGCACCTAACGCATATCCTAAAGCAATTTATGAAAGTCTTATGAACATGAAGCATGGACATAAAGTGTTGGATATAGTTAAAGAAGCTAGAGGCGATAAAAAGGTACAAAAGTTCCTAAAAGATGAGGTAACTCGTCTAATAAATGAGCTTAAAATCAAATAAAGGGGATAAGCATGTTTGATGCTATAAAGCCATTACTTGAAAGCGGACTGATCAATGAAGATATCGGGCAACAATTAAATGAGGCCTGGGAAAAGAAATTGAATGAAGCACGTGATCAAGTTCGCACAGAACTACGCGAAGAATTTGCGCAACGTTATGAGCACGATAGAAGTATCATGGTTGAAGCCCTTGATAAAATGGTAACAGATAGTCTAACTGGTGAAATCGAAGAATTTAATCAGGAAAGACAAGCAATGAACGAAGACCGCGTACAAGCAAAACTAAAGTTACGTGAAAGTGCAAGTAAGTTCAACGATTTTATGGTTACAAAACTAGCCGAAGAAATCAAAGAACTACGCAGTGATCGTAAGTCAATGACAGAAAGCCAACAAAAATTGGAAAAATTCATTGTGCATGCATTGGCTCGTGAAATCAAAGAATTCTCACAGGACAAGAAAGCAGTAGTTGAAGCAAGAGTTAAGTTAGTTGCAGAAGGACGTAAACAACTAGAGGCTCTAAAGTCACAATTTGTGACTGAAAGTGCTAAAAAGATGAGCATGGCCGTTACTAAACATTTAAGGGGCGAGTTAAGTCAACTTAAAGAAGATATCAAGGCTGCGCGTGAAAACAATTTCGGTCGCAAATTATTTGAAGCATTTGCAAGCGAGTTCTCAGTTACTCATTTAAATGAGAAGGCTGAAACACGTAAGTTAATGAATCAACTACAAGAAAAAGATCAAAAACTAAATGAGGCAATTAAAACAATAAAAAATGCCAAGCAATTAGTTGAAAACAGAGAACGTGAAGTTCGCATTATAAAAGAGTCTAATCAGCGTGAAAAAATGTTGGGTGATTTACTTGCCCCATTGAACAAAGAAAAGGCTTCGTTAATGAAGAACTTACTAGAAAGCGTACAGACACCAAAATTGAAGTCCGCTTTCGATAAGTATCTACCAGCAGTACTACATCAAGGTAGCACAAGTCAAGCCGTTGCTAACAAGCAATCATTGACTGAAGCTAAAATGATTAGTGAAGTTACTGGTGATAAGGCTGCTAAGAAAATAACTGAAGAAGATGAAGATCAAAGTAATCTAATCGACTTCAAACGTCTTGCAGGGCTATAAAAACGACATCTATAGGAGAAAATAAAAATGTCAAAAGTTCTATTAGAAAGCCGTTGGGGCGAAACCAAAGAGGCCCTGTTAGAAGGCTTAAAAGGCGGTCGCCGCTCAACAATGGGTGTTTTGTTAGAAAACACCAAAAAGCAACTACTGTCTGAATCTACAGCAGGTACAACAACTGCAGGTAATATCGCAACATTAAATCGCGTTATTCTTCCAGTTATCCGTCGTGTAATGCCAACAGTTATTGCTAACGAGTTGGTTGGTGTTCAGCCAATGACTGGCCCAGTTGGTCAGATTCATACATTGCGTGTACGTTATGCAAATAGTTTGACAGACAATAGTGCTGCACAAACTAGCGTAACAGCAGGTGAAGAAGCGTTGAGCCCATTCAAGATTGCGCAGGCATACTCACGTGTTAAGAGCGATGCAAATTCTACCAACTTCTATACTGCTAATGATACAGCAGCACTAGAAGGTAACGGTGGTAAGCAAATCAGTGTGCAAATTCTACGTCAGGCTGTTGAAGCTAAGTCACGTAAGTTGCAAGCACGTTGGACATTCGAATCTGCTCAAGACGCACAAAGCCAGCATGGCATTGACGTTGAAGCAGAAATCATGGCTGCTCTAGCGCAAGAAATTACTGCTGAAATTGATCAGGAAATTCTATTGTCATTGGCAACATTGGCAAGCACAGAGTACACATACAATCAAGCAACCGTTAGTGGTACTGCTACATACGTTGGTGACGAACACGCTGCTCTAGCAGTTCTAATCAACCGTGTTGCTAACTTGATTGCTCAACGTACTCGTCGTGGTGCTGGTAACTGGGCAGTTGTTTCAAGCGCAGCTTTAACAGTTCTACAAAGTGCTACAACAAGTGCATTTGCACGTACAACAGAAGGTACATTCGAAGCTCCAACAAATACTAAGTTTGTTGGTACATTGAACAGCGCAATGAAAGTGTATGTTAACACATATGCTGAGAACGACAACGTTCT